TTAGCTTTCCCCCACTTGCTTCAAACCGTTAATCTCCAGACACGCAAGCATCAGCGCCTGGCCGTCGGGGTACGGGAGATCTTTCACCTTTTCGCCGGTGCACAGAGTAGCGCCGGCGCCCCCGCCGGCGGGCTGCGGAGCTGAAGGACTGTAGCCCGCCGCCGCGGACGGCGACGCTACGGCCGCATTGTTCAAGCACGCCGCCACCATCTCGCAGTTAGCCTCGAATGCATCCTTGCCTTGGCTGAAGATTTCTCGCGCCTGCCCAAATTTCAGCGGCGCGATGGTATAAGTGCGATCGTCGATTTTGACTGTGCGATTCATGATTGCATGTCGAGGAAGCCATTTTCATTGGCCGGGCCGGGCGTAGCGCGCCTCTCCAGACCGGGGTCCCCGGCAATCCCGCCTTTGGATTGCTGGGGTGGGAGAGGGGCGGGCTGCAGAACTACTAGCTTCCCGGGGGGCCCGCCGCTCTGGAGAGCCGCGCTACGGCCGCGCCAGAACAATGGCTCTGGTGGCTCTCCTCGACCTCCTTTCAGAAGATCAGCAGCAAGCCACAAGCAACAAGCTTCAAGCCAGGAGCCGTGTGTTTTTAGCTTGCGGCTTGTTGCTTGCTGCTTGTGGCTTCTTACGACAAATCTGCATAAAGCTTCCCTAAGCTGCCACTGGCGTCGCAGGCCGCGTCGAAATTGAAGTCCACGATCCAGAAGTCTTCCTGCTTCGTAGGGACCGAGATTTCGCTGGCCTGGCAGCTAAAGAGTTCCAAACCAAAAAACTTGGAGCGGAATTGGTTGTAGAGAAATGCGCGGAACTCCGGCGCGTAGCCCATAAACTGATTCACCAGCGTCAGGCTGGCGCCGCGGGAGCTGGCCGTGTAGCTGTAGCTGATCAGCATGGCTGCGCCCGCATCAGCCGCCGCGAAGGTGTAAGCGCCGGCGCTTGCCGCATACTGGCCCTGCGCCGGGCCGCTGGCTACCTTCGCCAGTTGCCCGCTGCCATTGGCGTACTGCACGCCGTAATCTGTGGCGAAAGTGCTCTGGTTCGCCACCGTTATCACCAGGCTCGCCGGGCCTAAGCACTGCCACACCAGGCCCCCGGTGCCGTCCACGGTGTATTGGCCGACGGTAGTCTTCCACGCCGGCGCGGAGCTGCCCGAGGTTCCGGCCGCCACGCAGAGCTGAATATTGCTATTGCCGTCCTGGACGGTGTTACCGGCGGAATAAGCGTGCGTGCTGGCCCAGGCGGAAGCGCCCGGCTGGCCGACGGTCCACGGCTCGCCGTCGGAGATCAGGGTGATGCCCGCAGCGCCGGCCTGCGCAAAGTAAAGCTGGTTGAGCATGTTCGGATCGATTACCGCCAGCTTCGACTTCACCGTGACGTCGATCTTGCCGCGCGCCTTCGTGACGGCGAACTGCTGCTGGCCGTACAGCTTCTTCAGGTCGCCCTTGAAATCCACCTGCGCCTCCTGCAACACCCCGAAGCGGTAAGGAGTAGGATTCGCGGCCAGGTTGCCGGCATTGGGAAGTGCATAAAGCACTCCGGTGCCAAATTGAACGTTCATAACAACTCCTTTGTCGTTGGTCGTTGGTCGTTGGCCAAAGATCCCGCCAAGCGGGAGCAAAGACCAACGACTCTTATCCAGCGGCTAGAATCTTCACCGGCACTACCGCCGCGCCTTGCGCTTGCAGATATGCCGGGCTCTTCACCACTTCCCCTTCGATCCAGCAGTGCGAAACCGCACCACCCAGCGTCTGCACGCCCGTGTTGGGATCCGGCGCCAGCGCCGACTCGACGGCCGCAATCAAATTGTTCAGGGTGGTAGAGGGCGAGGGATCGTACACACCCGGAGTCTCCGGCTCCGATTCGAGGTAGTAATAGATCCCCACCTCCACGCCCAACGTCCATCTCGCAGGCAGCCCGCGCGGCCGAGGCTCAGCGCGATCGCTCGTCTCCTCCATCACCAGCGCCGGTTGCATGTCGGGCGTGAGCTGATCCGGCGTCAGCGGCTTGCGGCTCACCGTCACAAATGTTCCCGGCGCCAGCGTCTTGAGCTGGGTCAACAGCGCCGTGTAGATGGCTTCACGGTTGATCATTTCTTGCGCCTTTGGTCTTTGGTCGTTGGTCTTTGGCCAACAGCCAACGACCAAGAGCCAACGACTGCCTCACATAATCGCCACTCGCCGCTTGTACCGCTCGATCACGCGCGCGGTGTTCTCCGGCAGGTCCTCTTTATCGAAGGTCACACTTTCGCCCGTAGCCAGGTGCTTGGAGGTCATCCCGGAGTTTTGCCGGATCCGGTACCGCCGCTCGCACCAGTCCAGCACCGCCAGCTCGATATCATCGGGGAATGCCGGATCGCCCAGCGTCAACGCGCTCTGCGGGCCGAATCCGGCCGAGTAATTAATAAGGACATTGCCGTAGCCTGGGATAAAGACGTAATGCACCAGCTTCAGCGTGGTGCTGTCGAAGACGAAGCCCGGGTGCACGCCGTCCGGGCTTGGCAAGACCGCCAGGTTGCCGATGGTGAGGCTGCTCACGCTCTGGATCGGCGTGTTCAGCAGAACCATCTTGCGCCCGCCCTGGCCGTCGCGCTGTTCCGTGTAAGTGGCCGTGAACAGATTCGTGCGATTAGTGGCGTTGTGAAAGTCCGTAGAGCACTGATCGATCAGCGCCTGCAACTCCGCGTCGGCGTTAGTGTTAGTCGACGGAATCTTCAGCCGGGTTTTCAGGTCTGCTAACAAACAGAGGTCATACGACATATTTCAAAACCTTTTCACCGCAGAGTACGCAAAGGACGCGGAGGAAAACTTTTGAAAGTTGTAAAACATTTCAATGTTTTTCTCTCTCCGCTCCTCCTCTGCGTCCTTTGCGTCCTTTGCGGTGAGGGGGCCCGGTTTTCGATCACCCGATCACCGGATCACCCGATGCTCAGGCATTTCCGGCGTTATCGATCAACCCCATGGCAAACGGCACGTAAACCTGGAGCACGCCATACAGGTTCACCGAGGTGTAGCGTGTCTCCGTGGTCTGCGGCCACAGGCGCTGCCAGTAATCGCGCAGCATGTGCATCCGGTAGCACCCGGGGATATTGGCCAGCGGGTAGGGGATCTCGTCGCAATCGAAGAAGATCTTGCCCGGAGGCATGTTGGGATGGACCGTGATCGGCAGCGGCTTCGCTCCGTAAGGAGCAAATTTGTTGTTATAGACGGGAACCAGCGTCCCGCCCGGCATGCCGGCGATCCCTTTGCTGTTGCCGTCGATGTTGATGTGATACATGGGGCCGCTGCTGCCGGCCAGCACCAGTTGGGTGATGGTCTTGGCCGCGGCAGTGCCCACCCACATGCCGGTGGGGGTCACCTTGAACTGGTCGTAAAACCACTTCAGCGCCGCGTCGATTTCGTTCACGTTGCCGTAGTTGTCGGCCGTGAGATTGCCCCCATCGAGCGACTTGTAGTAGCCGGTAGCGGTAGTCGATCCGCTCGGGGAGAGGATTCTGGTGTTGATCGCCTGCGAAATCAGGCCATCGAACACGGTGGCGTTGGCGCTGTAATCGTTGCCCGTGCCCAGGGCGGCGCCGCTGTTGTAGCCCGCGCCGTTATCGACCTGCGTGCCGGCCGGGTTGGTGGTCTGCACGAACGTGTTGGTGTTGGTGATCGCGGCTAGCGTGCACCCGCCGGCTGCCGCCGAGGCGCCCACGAACCAGGCATACCCAAAGGCGCCCGGAACCGCCGTGACCGTCCAGGTAATCAACTGCCCGGCCGTCGGCGTGACCGACGCAGAAGCCGCCGAAACCTTGCTGGCGCCGCCATTCACCGTCTGCTGCTCGCTGGCGGCGGAGCTTTTGGTGAAGGTGGTGGTCAGGCCGTTGGCCAGCGAAGCGCGTCTCCAGCCGTCGTAGGTGAGCGCGACCACCTTGCAGTAGGTGGCTTGCGAAGTGACCGTGTTACCACTGCCGCCGGCCACGCCGGATGGAGCCACCGGCTGCGGCAAACCGGTGGCGTTGCCCACCAGCATCCATTCTTCTTCGCATATGAACATCGAGCGCAGCAGGTTGTCCGCCTCGATGGCCAGCGCGTTGTCGAAGCCTTGCGCCTGCATGATCGCTTCTTCGGTAATGTAGTTTTCCAGCGAGAAGCGCACGAAGGCCGCCAGGCGATCGTCGGCCGTCTGGTCGATCACGGCGCCGCGAATTCCTTCCGTGGTGCCGGGGAAAGTCCGCGAGGGATTGATCGCGGTGATGATCTTCCAGTGGACCGCATTGCCGCCGTTGTCGTCGGTGAAGCGTGGGACCTTGTTGCGGATCGGCGTGATCACCGGATACAGCGTCTTGGCGTAAGGTTCCAGGTTGTAATTGACGACGCCGAAGCCGGTGGTGACGCCGACCGTGTTATAAGCCTTCTCCAGAACCGGGTCGCTCTGGAGCTTTCTCAGCAGCTCCATGGTCTGCTGCGTCAGGTTCCCTAACATGTGTCGCTCCTTCTCATCAAAGTGCTCCGGAGCCCCGGAGGTACTGCAAAACAGTTTCCAGTTTCCAGTTTCCAGTTTCCGGTCTGGAAACTGGAAACCGGAAACTGGAAACTAGCTCAATGTCACTCCCACCTGCGTGCCAAACACCCACCAGATTCCGCCCAGGGCGACCAACGTTATGTTTGCGGCCGCGGTGCCGGAAAACGTGGCGGTGGTTTTGCTGCCGTTAATCTTGTTCGCCGGGCAGGTGATGGTGTGCGCTTTGCCCACGGTATCGAAGACGGTCAGCGCGACGCCGTCCATGCCGCCCTGGCTCGGCGCTCCGGCCTTGGGCGCGATCAGCGTCATGGCTTGCGCCGAGCTGCCGTTCAAGTACGCGTAGCCGGCCGCGGGATTGATCGCGCCGGCGGCAGTGTATTGCGTCGGCGGCTCGATGACCGTGCCGATGAAGCACCCGGTGGTGTTTGCGCTCGGCGCCGTCGTACCATCGCCGGCCAAGCCGTTGTCGACCAGGCTGATCCCGCCTTGCGGGACTGCGGCTACGGCGGCGATTTTGCCTTGCGTCGTCCCGCCGACGCTGCGGTAGACGATGTAGCCGGTCGCGTTCGGCACCGCCGTCCAGCTCACCGTGTTGTATGCGCTGCTGCTCAACGTGGTCGGGCCGCTCGAAGTTGAGCCGGCCGCGGACGGCGAGAAGCCACCGGGAACGCCGGTCGCCACCACGATGTACGAGTAGCTGCCCGACGCTCCCCCGGTAGGACTCACCGTTGGAGCCGCCGGCGCCGTGAGCGGTGAAATCGACGCGCCGTTAATGCTCAGCCCGTCGGTCAAGTGGTCGACCAGGAGCGCCTCCAGATCCTGCACCCGGTCTTCCAGCAGCCGCGTGGTCTGGCTCAGATGCGGAGGCGCCAGCGGCGACGATACTGTGCTTGGTACTTGCATGATTTTCTCTCCATCCGTTACCCGTTTCCCGTTCTTCGTTCCCCGTTTGGAGCAGGCAACGGGAGACGGGGAATGGGGTAACGCGTTTTTAATCTGTCACCTGTTTCCCGTTTTTCGTTCCCTGTTTCGAACGGGAAACGGGAGACGGGGAACGGGAAACGGTCTAAATCGGTTGCGCCAGGCACGCCTTCAAGACGTCCCTGTCGCCGGTAGCGCTCGGCCTGCCTTCGGGAATTTTTGCCTTAGCGCCGGCCGCGTCTTCTTCTTTACTGACGGCAACTGCGTTCTTGGCCGCCTTCGCCGGCCGGGGTTCGGCCAACAGCCTCGCGAGCTTTTCGTTTACTTCCTGCAGCGTGCTTTCGGCCTTTTGCAGTTCCGCCTTCAGCGCGTCGCGCTCGCCGCTAACTTTGGCGAGCTCGGTCTTGGCAGCCTTGTCGGCATCGCCATCGCCGTCGCCGCCTTTCCCATCGCCATCGCCGAATAATTTGCCGAAGCATTTCTCCATTTCGGCGTAATGGTCCATGTGCGCCTGGTGGTGCGCCATGTGCAGGCCGTGGTGGTCCTCCAGCGATTTCTTCATTTGCCGCAGAGTCGCCAGAGTTTCTTTTGAGTGTTTTGCGCCGGCCTTGGTCAAATCAGCAGAATCCACAGTGTCCTCCTTCCTGGTTGAGCCGGACCAGTCGGCCGGCAATAGATCTGTGTGGCCCAATTCCTTAGCGCGGCGGATGATGTGCCGCTTCACCGCCTCCGGATCCTTCGCGCGGCCGTAAGCCTGAATGGCATTCTTCAGGTCTTCAACATTGGCGATGGGATAGGAACCATCCGGCATGGCATGGCCTTCATCGGCCAGCCGCTTCCGCTCCTCATCCGACACATCCCTTTTCACCGCAGAGGACGCAAAGGACGCAAAGGAATCCAGGGAGGCTGCTTTGCGCGCTCCACTTCCCTCTGCGTCCCTTGCGTCTTCTGCGGTGAAGAATTTTCTCAATTCCACCGTCCCGTCCGCCTTCACATACTCGAAGTGCGCATCGGGATTGCACGGGTTATCGACCAGGGAGATCTCCGTTGGCCGCGCCGTGTAGCGCTTGAATACGCCATCCGGCTTCGGTTCGCCGACATATTCGCCACCGTGGGAAAAGCCGGTGTAGACGCCTTCCTGGCACTTCCTCCAGGCTTCGTCGTCGACGATGCGCGCGCGTACCGCAATGGTTTTGGCCGCATCGTCGCAGACCAGCTCCGCCACTTTGCCCACCGCCGAGTGGGTATGCATCTCCCGCACATTGCCCTTGGATTTGCCTTCGGTCGCCTTCTCGAACTCCGCCGACCAGGCTTGGTAGTGCGGAACGGTGGAAGCGTAATCGCAGATCTCGCCATCCTTGTCCGGCGTCTCGGAGGTGACCACGCCATAAACTTCGCGCTTGGCCGCGTCGATCTTGGTGATCGGTACGAACTTTAGGAATGCCATTTTTGCCTCCACCAGTCGTTGGTCTTCGGTCGTTGGTCGTTGGCCAAAGACCAAAGACCAACGGCCAACGACTGTTCAGTCTTCCTCTTCCCCTACTAGCACCGGGTGCGGGTGCCCCACCCTCGCGCGGTCCTCCGCGCGTGGGTGGGAATCTTCGGTTCTAGCTTGCAGCTTGTCGCTTGTGGCTTGTTGCTGTCCCGCTGGGTGCCCCACTCTAGCGGCGTCTTCGCCGCTAGGGTGGGGATTTCCCGCGCCATCCCTATTGTCGGAATCTTCGGTTCTGGCTTGCAGCTTGTCGCTTGTGGCTTGTGGCTCTCCTGCTTGCGCCAGCGGCACAGCTCCCGCCGCGCTATAGATCATGGGCGTACTTCCACCCTCCACCGGCTCCAGGCCAAGCACGTCGCGGCCTTCGTTTACCGTCATGACGCCCAGGGAAATGTAGGTCTTAAGAATCTCCGCCTGCGCGCCGGTGTCTTCTTCTTTTTCATCCCGCCAGGCAAACTCCAGATCCGGCGCTTGGCAGTACTTCCGCAGGATCAGGTTGAACAGGCCGCTGAAGTACATCATCAGCGGCAGCATGCCTTCTTCGGCGGCCTGCGCTTTCGCCGTCTGCGCGGTGGCGCGATTCATCATCTTCACCAGCGCTTGCGGGCTGATGTCGAAGGCGAAGCAGATCAGGCGCACGATCAGCTCGTCCAGGATGGCGTCGCCGCCGATCGCGTCCGCCTTCAGCATCTGTATGGCGTTGCCCGAGCTGCGGCCGGGACCGAGGATCATCTTGCGGCGGTTCTTCAGATTGCCGGCCAGGTAGCCGTCGAACGCGTCCTGCGCCTCTTTGATCTGGCTGGGCGTCCAGGTTTCCGGCACGGAGATGTAGGCTTCCGGGACGCTGCCTTCGGTAAAGAAATTCAGCAGCCACATTTCCCGGCGCAGCGCCAGGTTCACCAGCACCTGGATCTGTTCCACCGGCGAGAAGCCGTAGATCTTGTGCGTGCGCCGGTTGCGCGGATAGTAGATCAGCTCGTCCGCGGTGAACTCCACCGTAGGCGCGCCCTTCACAATCTGCTGGTAGGCCACCTCGGGCGGCTTGGGGATGCGGCCGTCGTACGCAATCTTGGGCGCGATGGTGGCGCCATCGATCAGATCGAGCCGGACCAGTTCGCCGCCGCGCGTCAGGATCGGCTCAATCGCCGGCGCGTCGATCACCAGCAGATCTTCCAGCAGCGCGCGCAACCACAGGTCCCAGGGCTGCTCGCCATCAGGACAATTGAACAAGGCCGTGAGCTTCTCGATCCGCGGATCAGCAGACGTTTTCCGTTTCCTCCCGCTTAGCGGGATTTCCCGAGGCCGGATCACCCACGGAATCTTGACCATGTGGTCTTTAAAGGTCTCAATCACCAGCCGCAACAGATCGTAGTTGTCGGCCAGCTCGCGCAACTGCCAGTGCACCGAGAGCTTCGGCTGAATCTGGATGTTGACGCCGACTTCGTAGTCGAAGCGCCGCGGCGGCGTGCCCGGAGGCGCCACCCGGGGCAAAGGCCGCAAAGGCGGAAACCACTGCTCCAGCTTCTCGCGCATCAGCCCCGCGACGCGAGCAATCATTCCGGGTTGGATATCGACGTCCATTTAACCCTTTAACACCCAGCGCAGAGACGCAGAGACACAGAGAATTTAAGAATTAAGAATTTGGATTTCGGGTTTTGCCCCCCAATACGCTGTCGGGTATAGCCGCTAAATTCCCAAATCCGAAATCCCCAATCCCAATTCTTCTCTGCGTCTCTGCGTCTCGGCGCTGGGTGTTTGCCTCTTCCTTCCAGAAATCAACAATCCCACCCGCGGCCTGTTCCGCCGCCAGGTCAGCCAGAGCCTTCGCCCAGAATTCATCGGCGTGCGCTGTGAGTTTTCTCTTTGGTCCGCCGGCGCTGGGGGTATCGACCTCGATCCGCGGCGCGTCGAACTTCACTCCGGTGGCCGTGCTTTCGCGCTTGATCGCCATCAGCGCCTGGCGTATGTCGGGGCCGGCGGGAATGCGGTCCAGGTGCAGTTCGAATCGCTTCTTGATGCGGATAGCGAGATCCGTCTTCAGCTTCACCCCCGCATCGTTGGTGCCGGCGAAGTTGATGCCCATCACGCGGCCGGGACACGACTCGGCCAGGTAGTCATAGAGCGCGATGCCCATGCCGGTGGAATCGATCGCGGTGCGCGTGGCCATCTGCACCCACGGTTGAAAGAGCTTGTGCTGCTGGGGAAACGGCGTTGCGTGCAACGGAAGCACCAGGCGCGTCCAGGCCACATCGCCCAGCCGTTCGTCGACCCACAGCACGCTCTTGTCGTGATCGCGCGCCACGTCGATGCCCGCGTAGAGCGGACCGGCTGGCCGATAGTCCGCCGGCCAGTCCATGGTCGCGCCGGCATCTTCGGCCATGGCGACCAGCTCGATCGGCAGCCAGGCGCCGGCGGCTTTCAGGAAGACGCAGAGAAATTCCTGCGCGAATGTGTCCTCATCTTTAATCAGGTCCCGCATCGCCGCGACATTGATCGGGCAGCCTTCCTTTACCGCCAGGTGGACATCCACCCAGTGCCAGGACCAATCGCCGATCCGCACCGGGTTCCCCTGCGGCGCCACGCCATCGGCAAGCCCAAACTCTTTCGCCAGGTCGTAAAACTTGCCCTGCTCGCCGTTGGGCGTGGAGAGCGCGCGCAGCTTGTGCCCGAGAGCCACCTGGCGCGTCACCGCCGCCCAGATGGCATAAGAGTCTTCGTGGTGGGCGAATTCGTCGAGGATGGCGTTGCCAGGATATCCGCGCGCGGTGCGGGGGTTGGCCGGCAGCGCCATAATGCGCGAGCTATTCGAGAACTGGATCCGCTGCACCAGGATGTCAGTGGCGCCCAGATGGTCGACAAACCAATCCTGATAGAGCTGCGCCGTTGCGCCGATCGCCTGGATGTTTTTCGACGCCTGCTCGACAAACTCGATCGACTGCGCCTTGCTGGCGCTCAGCACCGTCCAGGTGGTCGGATGCTCCAGGCAGTCGAGGATCGCCTCCAGGCCGGTGGCGTAGGAGTAGCCGATGCGGGCGGACTTCACCGCGCCCTTGAACCGCGACCGGTCATTGATCCAGCGCCGCTGATACGGCCTAAGCCGGATGATCGGCGGCAGCTTCTGGCTCAATGGGGCCGAGTCCGAAGGTACGCTCACGGATGCGGTTGATGTCGTCGATGGTGAGCGAACGGCCCTTTTCGAGTTTGCGCGCTGCTTCATTGGTCTCTCGCTCGAACTGCCTCTTCTTGCGCTCCGCTTCTTCCTCCAGAAGCTGGACGCGCCGGCTGGCGATCTCGTTGCGGTCGAACTTGGCCAACAGGTGGCCTAGATTAGTGAGTGCAGCCGTGATTTTGTCGGAATCTTCCCCGGCCTCCATGACTGCGAAAACAAATTCGCCTAGCGCATGCTTCACGCTGGCCGTCAGATTCTGGAAACCGCCGGCGGCGAGTCTATCCGCCAAGGCGTGCGCCGCGGCGAAGCGCAGCTGTTGCTCGCGCAAGACCTGCTCGATCCGCAAGTCGTACCAACGGCAGAGGTTGGTGTGGGGCAGACGATAAACAACCGTTTCCAGTTTTCCGTTTCCCGTTTCCCGAGGTTGCCCGAGCTTGGCGCCGTCCGGGCACGAAGCAAATAAGATCCTCACCTCTTCCGGAACCTGCGCCCACTCTTTCCAGGTTGACGATTCCCGCTCGATTTCCCGAAAGGTCTTTCCCGCAACGCGTAGCAGGCGGATGCGTTCCTGCATCTCCACCGGCAAGCGGTCGATCAGGAGAGGCCGGTTGGCCTTTCTTCTTTGTCCGGTGCTAGGTTTGCCTCTCATATTTCGGCCGCCCCCTTAAAGGCAGCGTTTCCCGTTTTCCGTTTCCCGTTTCCCGTTTTCCGTTTCCAGCTCGTAGGACATTCGCTTCTAGCCCTACCCAGGGTTCCGCTTCGCTCCACCCTGGGCTAACGTCTGGTCGCGCCTACGGCGCTTTTGCTTTCTTAGTTCCGGTGTCTCCGCTTCTGGAAACTGTCCCGCCAAGCGGGAGGAAACTGGAAACTCTACCGGATATCCACTGCGGGATCCCGAACCAAGCCGGAGAAAACATCGCGGCCCTTGGCCGTGATCTCGATTTCGAAGAGGAACAAGCGCCCGGCCGCGAAGTCCCGCCGCTGCTGGTAGCGCACATATTCGCGATCGCAGAGCACTTGCAGCGCCGTCAGCACCTCGTCGCCGGTAAAGTCGTAGCCTTCGCGCTGCAGGACTGCTCGCAGCACGGTGCTGTTGGTGTGCGGCCCTTGCACGTTGTGGTTTACGTACAGGAGCCGCAGCAGAATGCCGCTGAGCTGCGCTTCTTTATTCACGTTGGGCTGCACTTTCAATCTCCTGTTCCCTCGCTACGAGAGTGTGAAAAAATGCCGAGCCTCTTCACCGCGGAGTACGCAGAGGACGCGGAGGAAATTTAGTCCGGTCTTTTCATCATCCTCGTTTCCTCTGTGTACCTCTGCGTCCTTGGCGTCCTCTGCGGTGAAGGTTTTTTCACATCGCCGAGCGGGACAGTTGTTCATTCCGGATCTGCCCCACCTGCTGATGGACCTGCCGCAGCAGAAAGCTGATGTCGTTAAGTTGCAGTTCGCGCTCGCGGCTGGCCTGGTCGTCCCGGCGCGCGATCTGCTGCACGGCATCGGCCAGCGACTGCTGCGCGGCCGCGGTCTTCGCGGCGTGCTCCAGCATCCGCGAGCCCCAGGAGTTCATCATCACCATGCTGCCCAGGCACAGCAGAAACAGCGGCCCAAACTGCGTGAAGTGCGCCAGCACCGCTTCCGCTGAACCCGCGTGCTTAACCAGCAGCGTGGCCAGGGCGCCCAGACTGAAGCTGCCCGCCGCTTTCACCACCACCCTCCAGGAGCGTCCGTTAGTGCCCGCTTTCGACTCGGCGTGAATTGCCTGCATAGGTTTAGTTCTCAGTTCCGAAAAGTAACAAGTTGCAAGTAACAGGCGCCAAGTAAGAAAGCCCCTTTGACTTGCGACTTGTTACCTGTTACTAGTTACCGGCTCAGTTCTCCCACTGCCGATGGCCGGCGCCTGCGCCAGCAGTTCCGTTTTGCGCTCGCTGCCCGCAGACGAACCGAAGTAGAACGAGATCACCATCCCGAAGCTGGTCGAGAGCGATCCCAGCAGCAGGAGCAGCGCCTGGCTGTCCGAGGTCTTCAACTTGCCGAGCATCATCAGAATCAGGATGCCCAGGAAACCGACGGTCACGACCACGGCCAGCAGAGGCGGCAGCGAGGAGCGTGTGGCCATCTGCATCTGGCGGGCGCTGGAGCGGTCGTCCACCAGCAACGACGCCATCTTCACCTGGGTGTCATAGCCCAGGGCCGCCATGCTCTTCTGGAATTCCGCGTCGATGGTCTGCAGCTTGATCCGGCCATCTTCCGACAGGGCGAGCTCGGCAACTTTGTCGGCAATGTTCTCGGGCTTTACTTCGCTTCCGGTGTGCTTGCTGAGAAGAGCCGCAGCTACCTTCACGCCTTGCACGGCGGCCCCGCCGCCAGGAAGCACCGAGACCGCGCCTCCGGCGACAGGAAGAACCTTCTTTATTGCGTCCCAAAAGCTCATAGTCCACTCCTCATCATCAGTTCTCAGTTCCCAGTTCTCGGTTCTCAGTGGCCGGCTGCGCCGATGGTGTACGCGTTTAATTGGCCATCGGTCTTCGGTCGTCGGTCTTCGGCCAAACGGTTCACGCTTGTCCTCCTAGCTTGTCGCTTGTGGCTTGTGGCTTGAGGCTTTCATCAGAATCAAACCGCGTCAGATCAAAGCGGCAAATCAGCGAAGTCAGCAGCTCCGCATATTTCGGATTGGTGGAGTATCCGCAGCGCTGGAGCTGTTCGGCGAAGGCGATGGGATCGTGGGCAACAGCCATAGCCGGCCGGTAACGCGCCAGCGAACCCAGCAGCCGCCCGTGCGCGTCGAAGGATTCCTCGACGGACGCATAGCGCCTAAACCGTGCAAGCACGAGTTGTTTTTCTGGCTTGTTGCTTGCGGCTTGTGGCTTGTTGCTGAATTCCGTAGTTAGGAATTCCGTGTAATCCTCCCCCGGCCGCGCTTTCACGCCGAAGAAGTTGCAACACTGAACGGCCAGCTTCGAACCGCCCCAGTTGCCCGCGCCATCGCTGGATTCGAGGATCGCCTGCGCCAAAGTCACCGACGCCGGCACGCCCCACTTCCGCTGCGCCGCCAGCGCCGCCGGCGCCTGCTGTTCGATCCACGCTTGCTGCTGTTCTCGCGTCAT